GCGCGGTCGATGATGGCCGTCGACATGTTGGTGTCGCCGGCGCCGGTCAGAGTCGAAGTCGTCTTGCCGTTACCGATGATCAGGTGGGCGGCATCGGGGGACGTGAAGGCGTTCGGGAAGCCGGCATACCCAACCGGGTAGTGCTGGATCTCGTCGCCGTCGCCGCGGGATCCGCAGGCGGTCATGTGCGCCTGCTCGTCGTTGATTTCGGCCATGTAATCGGAGAGCCTGGCGCGAACCTGTTCCGAAATGGAGAAGCCGACGCGCTTTTGGGTCATCACGTCACCGACGTTGACCGGCTGGCGGTGCTTGTCGATCCGCATCTTTTGCGTGTAGTGGGCCAGCGACTTCTCGCGGCCCTCGGCCTTTTCCGAGCCTTCGATCGGCTTGCCGCGCAGCTTGGCAATCAGGGTCGTGGTGACTTCATCGCCGGGACCGGATTCGAGGTCGGTCTTGGCAACAACCGGAAGGGCGTCAGCCTCGGTCCCGGTCATCTTGTCCCAAAACGACTTTTTCTTGGTGTCGATGGCGACCTTGGCGGACCAGACTTTCCGGGCAGCCGCGTCAGTGGGGAGAATCGTAGTGCGTGCCATGTTTTATCCTTTCAACGATAGATAGCACATGACGCACTCTTGCGCATCTGTTGCCCAAACCGGGCGTTACGCGGGATGACCCGCAGTCAATCGGCTTTCGCCGTTCTCTTTCGTAGCGCCGCGGACGATCTTCATGTCCAGCGGCGCCACAATCCTCAACCGAACCTTTCGGCCGGACTTCTGTTCGACCGTGAGGGCAACCGCACCGACGCATAGGGTTTCCCCCACCTCAATCTCGGCGATCGCCCCCTTGGCCATTAAGCCGCGGCCCTCAACAGCTTGTCCACGTCAGCGGTCGGCATCTTTGCCATGAACTTTTCAAGATCCTCGCCTTCCAGCAGAGAAATCTTGCCCATCACATCGTCGCCGACCGGCGCCGGTGCCGCGGCAGGAAGCCCGGCCAGCGTGCGTACCGTTGGCTGCGGCTCGCGGCCGGCCGCCGCCGGCGTCGGTGTCGCGGGTGTCGCGGGTGTCGCAGCCCCGGTGAAGCGCGCGCGCACCAGGCGATCAGCCTCTTCGAGGAACCATGAGGCCTTGCGGCTTGCGTTGGCCTTGTCGTTCGCCAGGATCTTGACCTGGGAATCGAGCGCAGCAACCATAACCGGGTCGGCGTAGGTGGCAGCGTTCTTGTCGTTGCCGAAGAACCGCTCTTGCTCCCACTCCCACCGCTGCGTGCGCAGACTGGCGTTCTGGTGCTCTGCGAACTTGGCGTTTTCCTGCGCCACCACCAGCGTAACCCGCTCGTCGTCGAGGCGAGACATTCCGGCCATCAGCGCCGGCATGTCGATTTCGCCATCATTGAACCGCTCCACCAGGCTATCTTTTTCCGTCTGGATTTCGAGCAGGCGATCGG